CCTCGCCGCCACGGATGAACATTTCCGGCGTCGCTTCAATAGGAACCAGTCGCCACCCTTCCGGCACCTGCGCCGTCACCGCCTGGGCGCGCTCTACTTGCGCTAGCGCCTCGTATTTTGCCTTCCACTCGTCGCGGTCGCGCGCTTCGGCATCAGCAGCCATTTCTGCGCGGTCCAAGTCTGTGATCAGAGAGAGGATGGCGGCCGGCTGGGCCATGCGAAGGAACTTCAACACGCGGATATCGTCGGCTGACTCACCCGTGTAGGTCGATGCGTCCACGGTGCCGATCTCGTAGAAATCGCCGTCTTCGTTGCGGCGGCCGAAGTGGTGCGTTCCGTGCTCGTCGCGCTTGCGATCAGGCCATTGCCAGCCGTGGCAGGCTTCGGCGGCGGCCTTCAGTTTGTTACGGTCTTCGATGCTCACTGTGTTTGCTCCAATATCTCGATATCACATGGGCGCACCGGCTCGGCGCTGCCTTCCAGATAGATGACCATCTCAGCATCGCCTTTGTGAAAACAGAAGCCGGCGATGAACTGTTTCAGGCCTTTGTGTAGGACCGGTCTGGCCAACTGCTTAGATCGATGGATTCGCATATCGTGCTTATCAGCCAAATCCCGCGCCGATGGTTCTTGCAGTATCTCGCGTGCGCTCATTTTTCCCTCATCACCGGCAGGCCGGCCAGCGTACGCAGTTCTGCGATGGTCATTTCCGGCATTGCGTCAAGAATCGCGATGATCATCTTTTCGCAGATCACATCGCGGCGATTTACTACGCGCGATAAAGTGGCGGCACTGATTCCGATATGAATCGCCAGTTGTTTCGCCTTTGTATGTCCTAAGCGCTCAAACAGGTGCGCAAGCAGCCTATTTGGCGTATAGCTTGGATCTGAGAGAACGGCGATCTTGAATTTGGTTGAATGTGCCATCAACACTCCCTCACTTGTTTGAATGCTTTGGTTATGCGCCCATCGACTGGAAAACCCCGGCGCATGAGTGCGCGCGCAAGCACTGCACGGTCCTGGTGGCTCTTGCTTGCTTGGCGCAGAAGGCCGAAATAGCTATTAGCAGTGGCGACGACTTCCGAGCGATCCTGGTGCTCGATCCTGTCGACGGCAAAGCGCACGGTCTTGCGGCGCGTGGTAGTCCGCCATGGCTTGATAACCTGCCCGACAAAATCTATCCCACGCTGGATCGGCTGCAGGATCGTTTTGGATTGGTTCAATCGTAGGTGTAGCCGCGCAGGGAGGAAGGCTGATATGTCCTTCAACGCAGCCAGAAGCCAGTCCTTGGATGTGTGTAGTAAAACGAAGTCGTCGACATAGCGCACATAGTGCTTCGCCTGGATCGCATGTTTTACATACTGGTCCAGCACGTCGAGGAGGATGTTCGCAAAGAACTGCGAGGACAAATTCCCGATCGGAAGGCCAAGATGCGGCGCCTCATTCACGAGGCGCTTATGATATGGCACTCGCTCTACGAGATCGCGAGGGCTTTGTAGTTGGAAATCCGTGCGCGGATCATGGAAAAGGATCGTCTCAGCCAAGCGCAACCACCATGGCTCTGTGACCTTGTGTGCGATGAGCGCATGTAGCACGTTCTTGTCGATGCTGACGAAGAAATTCGCCAGATCGCATTTCAGGTAATAGCTCGGCACGCTCCAGTTTTGCGTTTGGGCTCGCACTTTCGCTGCCAGACGATTGACAGCGTAGCTAGTCCCGCGTCCCTTGATGCACGCGCACGAATCGGCTATGAATGCTTGCTCGAACGTGCTGCCGATGCAGTTATAGAGCAGGTGATGCACAATACGGTCGCGGAAATCTGCAGCCCATACCTCCCTGGGCTTCGGGTGGGTTATGATGAAGCAGATCGAACGGCCAGGGCGATAGGACCCATCGCGCAGCTCGTTGTCAAGCGCGATCAGATTCCGTTCGAGGTTTTGCTCGAAGGCCAGCGCATTGGGCGTATTTCGCTTCGTGCGCCGGCAATCGAAGTATGCCTGTACCAGCTCTTCGAAAGAGAAGTCGGCATCGTCAATGGACAAATCTGCGGACGGCCACCGCGCGGTACTGATCCGACTTGTGGTTGTAGTTCTGGTTGCCATTGTTGAAGTTCTGCATCCAAGCGTAGTCAGGGTTGTCCGCGGGCTGCGACCTTTCGTGCTATCTACATCGCCTCGTCGATGGTCGCTAATCAACGAGGAAACTGCGCAGGACGGCCCAACGAATGCTGGCGGTATCCTTGGTGCGCTTTGGCGGTGGTCTCGTGAACCAGCGGCACGAACCAGATTTAATATCGCACTGACGTGATGGCCTTGACCATCACGTAACAGGCGTCTGCATCGACTTTCTCTTCCATCCCGTTGCCTGGCGCCCAATCTGATCTGTCAGTTGAATCACCTTGGCGTACTGGCCTTTTGAAATAAAGCGCATATCGCACGACAACCGGATCAGGAGTTCGACCACCTGAACTCGCTCGATCAGAGACTGAATATGCTCAGCCTTCTGCGATGCGCAATTCGCTCGGAAAATGCAGACCGTCATGGCTATGCATTCATCGCGCAATTGCGTACCAAACGAGTTTTTGAAATCGCGTGGCATGTTCTTCACCAGATCCACAACGAGGCGCATGAGGTCATACGCTACTTTGTAGATCGGAAGGTCGGAATGGAGAGACATTGCCGGAAAAGGACTAAATAATTAAAGGATTAAGCTGCGGACGGCCACCGCGCGGTACTGATCCGACTTGCGGATGTAGTACTGGTGGCCATTGAGGAAGCCCTGCATCCAAGCGTAGTCAGGGTTGCCCGCGGGCTGCTCGCTGGACCAGTACCACGCCTTCTCGAACAGGTCCGGGAGATTGGCGAATAGCAGGGATTGTCCGCGGCGCGACGGCAGTTCCCCGCCTTGCTTCTTCGCCCACTTGACCGCGTCTTGGTGAGTGCCGCGGAAGGTGCTGGCCAGCAGAATGATGTGACGATCAGGCTCACCATTCTTGCCCAGCAGGAGGCCGGCATAGCTCTCGCCAGTTTTCAGATGCTGCGCCAGGAATGCCGCCTTTGCGTCAAAATTAGTGGTTTCTGCCATGTTCATCATGTTCTCCAGTTGTGATTTATGCTGCGATTTGATCTTGTGCGATCCCGCCGAGGCCGTCGGCAAGGTCACTGAGTAGCTTCGTGAACTCGCCAGCGAACAGAGCAAGCTCGCCATCGAATTTCTCTTCCTGGGTTGACGGGGCCGCGCTATCCTTGCCGAGTACATCAAGGAGGGCAATGCGCTTGACCGCAAGCGATTGGTCAAGTACGAAGCTGATCTTGCTTTCCCACGTCATAGCCAATTTGACGCACTGCTTACCGGCCGCGATATGCTGCCGCATCGCGTCGGGCTCCAGCGTATGCCGCTTGTAGGTCACCTGGGCCTTGCTCTCGCCAGTAGCACGCATGGTTGCGTCCTGGTCGATCGTGAAGCCGGCAGGTGCTTCGTCATCTTGCAGCCAGCCGGTCATGGCGCCGATAGGCGAACGTTGCACACGAAGCGACTCAATAGGGAAGCGCTCAACCGCCTTCAGCAGATGTTTGATCAGATCGTCTGCTTTGGCCGGAGCGCTTGCATCGACAATAAGCCACTGGGTGGAGATCAGAGCCCTTGTGACATCACGCTTTACAAATGCGCGGGGTGTCAGCTCGTCGATTGTGCGTTCTTTTATTTCTTTCATCGCGCGCTTCCCCGGCGCGAAGCCTTGGGCCTTCTCGATCTCGACTGCTCGGACTTTCACAGCTTGGTTGACGACGGAAGAGGGCAGCACACGTTTGTCGGTCGCCAGTGCGATGAGGTGGTGCCCGTGCGCGGAGTGTACGTATTTGTCCCCACGCGGCATCAGCCAGCCCTGACGCATCATTTCCGATGCGCCGATTTCCCCATGCGGTCGGCTCGCCAATGCAGCTTCCAGAGAGGCCGATGAAATCGGCGCCGTCAAACGATAGATTTGAGCATTCTTAAACATCGCACCGCTCCGTTTGTTCTGTCTTGTTGTAAATTTTGAAGTCCACCGTCTTACACGATCCTTCGCCGCCAAGAATTACGATTACCTCCGGCTGATGGATCGCCACGATATCGCCTCCACCAGCGTCGTCCGAGACAACCAGGTGATAACGGCCGTCGCTGTGGCGGAAACAGCTTACGAATCGTCCTTTGATGTGCATACACTGCCCTCCGGAATCGATTCAGCGTCCTGCGCCGGCTGACGCCGCTGCATGTCGTCGTCGTGGCGCATTTTTGCCCGATACGACGGGTTGCGCATTGAACCGCGGTGAGTCCGGTAATTGCGCATCGCCTCGCGGTCAAGTCGTGCGATGCGCTGTTCTTCTGTCTCTGGCTTTCTCATGTTCTTCCTTACTCCGAACAGGAAGGGCGTTTTTGGCAGGATATATATCCCCTGCAGCGATATGGATCGGAGCAGCGAGGCTCTAGTCCATCTGTCGCAGCGTCACTCGCGTACAAGACCGGGAACGAGCGATATGGCAATCGGTCGACCGTCCTGACTGCTACTCCAAATTTCGCCTCCGCTATCTCCCTGGCATGCTCACCACTTTCCGCATCAATGCAGCCAGGACCCTGGCCGCCTGTGAAAGTCACCCAGAACGGCCTGCTCATTGTGTCTGCTCCAGCGTTTCCATCTCGCGCATATAGTCAAGATCACATGCGGCACAGAACATGTAGATGAGCAGAATGATCATGATGGCCACTTTGTTATCGCGGAACATCAGCGGCCTCCGCGGTCAGGCTTGAGCCCCCAGCCCAATTGGCGGCGGATCTCTTCTGGTGACGGGGGCGGCTCTTTCGACTTGCGCCGCTCTTCCATGTACTGCCTGACTTTCTGATGCGATGGCCGAGTAATCATCACTGCCTCCAAGAGGGAAAGTTGGCGGGGTGGCTCCCGCCGGCTGCCGATTTCGCAGCGCCTTCGTGCATACCATTTGAAGCATGGCTGCTGCCTTACTCGGCACTCCAACTGAATGCCTATTGATGGCGGCCGGGGACTCTCAACCCTCACCACACAGCGGCCAACCAGGTTCGAACTGGTGACCTCGGACTTGGAAGGACCGCGCTCTGCCAACTGAGCTATGGCCGCTGTGTGGGGCCTGGCGGGAGTGCCGCCAGGCCGGTGCTGCGAACTTCACTACTCTTCATTGCTACTTCTCACGCCGCTTACGTGCACCCCGCGTCGGGCTTATAGGCCACCGGACAAAGGCCGGGCCTGCATCTGTCACTGGAAGGTATAGGCCGTGACGTGCCAGCCCGCTGTCCCGCGCCTTCCTCGCTGCCGTACACCCACCTAACTGCTGGCCCAACTAAACCACCTTGACCGATACACCGGCCGGTCATGCTGAATGAACTCGAAAAGCTTCATCAAACGCTGCTCTTTCCGAAGAGGGAGCCAAATGACCATCACAGCCCCAGCTCTGATATTGCGGATCCCAACGATTCGATCGCGGCCTGGCGCCGCATATCGAGGGGAGCATGCGGAACGTTCAGCATGCCCAGCTCCCGCGCCGCCTCGATGCTCGCATCGGTGAACATTACGTCCTGAGTGACGCCGAAGAATGCGCGGCCCATGCCTTCGTAATTGACGGTGAAGGCAGTGCGCACCAATTCTTCCAGTACACCCGAGTCAGAGAACAATGCGCGCAAGCTCTCCGCAACCTTGGACGCCGCATTGCCGTCGCCGGCGGCGATAGAGAGCCGGCTAACCTGGAACTTCTTAAACGCCGTTTCGCGAAGCGCTTTGTCATTCGCCTCAATAGCTTGCGACGCATCCGCGACGAATTTGGTTTCATTCATGTTCATGCTTGGGCTCCAGAACGAAAAGCGAAGAACTAAATTACTGAATGATTAAGCTGCGGACGGCCACCGCGCGGTACTGATCCGACTCGCGGCCGTAGCCCTGGCCGCCATCGCCGAAGCCCTGCACCCAAGCGCAGCCAGGGTTGCCCGCGGGCTGCGTGGACGACCAATACCAGGCCTCATCGAAGGCTTCGGCGCCGCCGGCTTGGAATGCCGGCATTTCGGTTTGCATAGGCAAGTCAGCGGAATACGCCTGGGCAGGTGGGATGGCGCTTGCATTGACGCCGCTGCGAGCATAGAGGTAGTTTTTCTCCGTTCCAGGCTTCAGCGCGCGGTACATCAGTTCGAGTTCGTCCTGGGCTGGCAGATACCAATCTGTGAAGCCATCGATCTGCAGCGCAAGGATTTTCTCGGCCAGCTTGGAGCCGGCAGCCGCCATCGCCAGAGTGTTCGCTTTGCCATCGATATAGCTCGTGGCGCCGTGCACCATCTTGCTGGAGTCGTTCCACGCGGCCCGCAGTTGACCGATCGCCTTGGGCGCGCGGATCAGCACCTTCTGGTGAATACCTTCGTTCA